CTGACAGGGCGGATATGCCCTGCACCATTTCGTCAGCCATTCGCCCAGCTTGCTGTTCGCCAAGGATTCCAGCAGGTCGTCGATGGCGCCCTTCAGGGCGTGGATGGAGGCGGCACCCTCACCACCCAGTCGCTTGGCCATGCCGCCCACGCGGCTGTCCAGCAATGCCAGCGCCTCCGCCACGGCTTGGGTGCGATGGCCTTGCTCATCCAGGTCGCGAAGGTGCTTGACCTCATCCGGTTCCAGGATTTGCAGGGCGCGATTGTAGTCCGCGAGGCCAGCGGCGCCCCCGGCCACGGCGGTGGTCAATTCCTTAGCGCGTGTCGCGGCATCGCCGCCGAAGGCGGCGGCCACATCCTGGCTGATGCCGGCGATCTGCCGCTGCACCCCGAAGTCAGTGACGCGCCGGTCGCCCAGGGCCGCGCGCAGCGCCGCGTTGGCGTCCTGCCGGTCGACACCCCGCTGGTCGGCGATGTCGAACCCGGCCTGGCGCAGCTGCGCCGCCGTGGCATTCGCACCTGGATTGATGACCTTCAAGTCGGCGGCGAAACGCCGCGTCTCCGCCCCGGCGCTGATCAGGCGACTACCCAGCGCCGCCACGACGGCCGTCAGGGCAACGATGCCGGCGGTCGCCGCCAGGGCCTGCGGCGGGATCGCCCGAAGCAACCCGGGCAGCGCCGGCGCCGTCTGAAATCCCTGGGTGACCAGGGTTTGGCTCAGACTGCCGCCGGCCGCCAGGGTCTGAATGGTATTGACCGCGCCGGATACGGCGATCTGTCGGTCCACCGCCGACAGCCCGGCCGCCTTCTTCTGTGTGTCGGTGACGGCTTGGATATCGTTGGCCACCTTGCGGTGGGCATCCCCCACCTTGCGCAGGTCCTGAACCTGGCGGGCGAAGGTATCCTTCGTCTTCTGGCGGGCGGCGTCCGCCTCCTTCTCTGTGATGATGCCGCCGGCCACGGCCGTCTTGATCTCCGCCAGCTGCTGGCGGTAGGCCTGCTGCGCCGAGAACAGCGGAACGTACTTCGCCCGCAGGCCGTCCAGTGTGGCGCCATAGGCGGCGATGTCGGCCGCCCGCGCCCGGGTGGCGGCACCATTGTCGTTGACGACGCCCGTCAACGTCTCGATCTGCTGCCGCAGCGCCTGGGTTTCGCGACCCGTCGTGCCCATGGCGGCGTCGAACTGCCCCAGCGCGGCGGCGGCCTTGTCGCGGAAATCCAGGACCTTGGCCTTCATACGGTCGACAGCGGCCACGCCCTCGCTCTCATCCGCGCTGATGCGCAGGCGCATCGTGTTGGCGTCGGCCATGATCCCACCTCAGACGGGAGAGCCGGCCCGCGCTATGACGCGCCGGCCGGCTTATAGTTGCGATGGCCCCGCAGGGCGTCGAACAGGCGCCGTCCCACCTCCGCCTTGTCGGCGGGGGCCGGCTGGTCCAACAGCGCCTTGTCTTGTTCCTCGGGATTGACCTTCTTGCCCTTGGGCTTGCCCCAGGGGTTGGTCTTCACCATGAAGTCGGCCTTGGCTTTTAGGGCGGCCTCGATACGAAAGATGCTGGCGGCCAGGGCTTCGCTGTCGCTCCACCCCAGCCAGCCGGTTGCATATCCGTACAGCTCCTCAGCGTACTGCGCCGGCGACAGCCGCCGAGGTGCTAGGCGTTTCCCCCGGTCTGACCCTGGGCGGATTCCTGCTCCGCCTTGATGTCATCGAGGCTGCGCCCGCCGTTGAACAGGCGGAAGACGTAGTCGGACAGGGGAATGGTGATCTTGTCCAGGCCGGTGCGCAGGACCATGCCCGCCAGGTCCTTCGCCTGGGTATCGGTGTAGCCCAGGCCGTGACGCAGCGTGGTGATGATGTCCGGCACCTGGTTGTTCAGGATGTACAGGGTCAGCTCGGTATAGTTCTTGTACTTCGACGACAGGACGTTGAAGGCGCCCAGGCTGGGTTTCAAGACGAGGTCCTGGCCATCCAGGGTGATGGACACCTCGCCGCGGTTCAGGTCGCTCATAGCCGACCGACTCCTTATATCTCTGTGTGGGGCGAAAACGGGGACGGCGCCGCCGGTCAGCTGCCGGCGGTCGCGGCACCCTCGACGATGTCGCTGTTGATCTCGATGGACGACGCGGCCCGCACCACATCTTCGCCGCCGCCCAGGTTCGTGGTGTAGGACATCACCATCCCATAGAAATACATGCGGGTGGGCTTCCCGCCGGCGCCCCCCGGATTGTCATCCAGCACCAGCTTGAAGGGATAACTGCCCGTGGGATCGTCCCGCGCGTCAATGATCTTTGCTTGACCATCATCCGCCGGGACACGGTTGAAGGTCAGCTGCAGGTTACCCTCGTCATAACTGCCCTTCCGCTTCCTGGTACGCCGATTGGCGACGGAGTTGACCTTGACGGTCGTCCAGGTTTTCCCGAACTCGTTATAGTTCGAGACCTCCGCCAGTTCGGTCCAACCGCTTGCGGTTTGGCCGTCAAATTCGGCCAGGGTATCGTAATCCCAGGCCTTGTCGCCGATATACATGCGGGCGCCGCTGGTGGCGACGATGCCGTCTTCGATGGGCATGGTGTCTCCTTAAGGTTGGGTCAGCCTTCCGGCTGGCCATGGGGGGTGCGATAGGTGACGGCGACGATGGTCTGCAGCGTGCCGACCACCTGGTCACCGTCGGGCTGGAAGCGGCGGGATTTCGATTTCAGGCCGCTCTTGATCACCAGGCCGCCCAACTTGCGATCAGCCGCGAACAACCGTTCGAAATCAGCGCCCAGCAGTTCCAAGGGGTCTTCCAAGGCGCCATCGGGGCCCGCCTGCTCGAACACCACGGCGAACGTCACCGTGCGGTCCAGTGCCCCGACCACCGTGGCGACGGCAGGATCCTCATCCACCGTGTAGATCAGGGCGTAGGGCGGCGACATCATGGCGGCCGGGTCCACCGGCAACGGTCGCGCGCGGGACTTGTAGACATTGGCCGGGTCGACCAGCTGTCCTGCCAGCTCGGCCAGATAGTCGCGAACGCGGGTGTTCCGCGGCATGTCACCCATGGGCATCAGGCGCGCTCCAAGGTGTAGGTGGTTTGGCCTTCCACCGCTTCCGGCGCTTCGGCGATGGTCCACGACCGGCCCCGCACCGTGACCGCCCGGCCGACGGCCAGGCGCACGACGCTGTCGCGCAGCATCAGGGTGGTGCGGGTAGCCATGGCCTCACCGCCGTCCTGGAGCTGGACGATCTGGGGCCCGTTCTCGAACAGCCCCAAGGTGCCGGCCGGGATGCCAGGCCCGGTGACAGGCTCGCCCAGCACCTGCTCCGCCACGCGGTTGGCGATGTCGAAGTTGAAGGGCATCAGGTGGCGGCGGGTTCTAATTGAGCCGGGTCGCCATTTTGCCGCCAGCAGAAGACGGCCGCCTGGCTGCCGGCGTCACCCTCCAGGACGGTCCAGACCGCCCCGGGCTCACGCTGCATGGCGCGCGAACCGTCGTCGAACGCCTTAATCTGATAGGGGAAAGCGCCCATGATTCCGTCTCCAGAAACGCGACGGGCGGCCCATCCGGTGAGGGATGGCCGCCCGTCGCGTGTCGCTGTGTGGTTTGTCGTCAGGCGGCGAACGCCAGGCGGCGTAAGGCCCGGGGACGGATACACATGGTCAGCGGGTTGGACTGGGCCTCCACCACCGCCAGGCGTTCCGTCTGCCGTGACGGCGGCATGAAGGCGTAGAGCGGCAGACCCTTCATGTTGGTCATACCCATGATGTCCGGCGGCCCGAACAGCATCTGGAACAGGCCGGGACAGTCCACGGGGAACAGGCGGGCCTCATCCGTGCCGATGCCGACATCACCATCCTTGGTTCCGCGGTAGTTGACGAACTGGATGCCGCCGTAGGTGAAGGAACTGAACGCCTTGTTGGTGCCGAACACCGACAGGCCGCTGCCGGTCAACAGGGCCTTGCGCCAGGACACCACCTCTTTGTTGCCCCAGGCACGGTCGTAATAATTGTCACCGCAGAGCGCGAGCGCCGTGATGTTGGTGGTAGGCAGGCCTTCCAATTCCACCAGCATGTCACGCTGCAATTGGCGGCAGAAGTCCTCGAACTTGGTTTCGTCTGGGTCGATGGTATTGAGATCAAACTCGCCATCCGCCATCGGCGAGATGCCGAAGTAGTTGTACCAGTTGTAGATTTCGCTGGCATCCTTATCAACGACGATGCCCTTGATACCGCCCAGACGCTGGTACTCCATCGTCAGTTCGAAGCGGGCCCGCAGGCCGAAGGGCCCTTCCAACTGTTCCGTCAGGACGTCCTGCGCCACCTTCAACTGGGGCTGGCCGGACGATGCAGCGTAGTTCAAGGCGTTCTGCACCTCATCGGCGTTCACCTCGGCCTCCAAAGCCAGATGCGAACAGTCCACCTTCTTATTCAGATTCTGCTTGGGCTTGTCGATCTGGCCCGGCGCGGAACCGCGCGGACTGGTACTGATGATCTCCAGGCGGCCGTTCTTCTCATTGACGGCGACCTCTTTCGTGCGGACGCCATCGACCGCATAGAGCCGGTTGCCCAAGCTGCCCAGCAAGTTGGGCGTATAGGGCGTATTGTTGATCTGGTCAGTGAGGGTAACAGCCGAGAAGGCGTCACCCGAGAATACGTCAGCGATCTCCATGGGCATGGAGGCGTCTCCTCAGCAGGGTGGAATGTGGGCCGGTACCGGGCTGGCAACGGCCAGGGGTATCAGCGGACGATGATGCCGTGGGTGGCCAGGGCGGCGACCTGGGCGGCATTCTGGTTATCGGTGATACCGACGGGCCAGGTCAGGCATTCGCCGTTGGCCTCCATGTCGCGATCATGGATGGCGACCTTCTGGTCGGCGCCGCTGACATCGGTGGTGGCGTACAGGATGGCATAAGCCGTCTGCGTTCCATCGGTCGCCGTCAGGTTCAGGGGCTTCACCTTGCCGCTGCCGGCGGCGACGGTGATGGTGAAGCTGTCGCCGGCGACGAAGTCGGTGGACCCGTCCGCCAGGGTGAAGGACAGACCGCCTCCGGTGAAGGCTGCCCCAACCACGCCGTCCCCGACGTTGATGCCATCGGGGTCCTCGACCGAGTAGGCGCCGGCGTTGGTGCCGGGCTCCAGGATCACCAGGCGGTAGGCGCCCTGTTTGGCAGCGCCCACGGTGATGGCGCCGATGGTACCGTTGCCGGTGTTACCGGCGGCGGCGGCCGTGGCGGTGCTGATCAGCACCCTGCCCAGGACGGTTCCGGCCTGGTAGCGACCGCCACCGGTCAGGGTGGCGACCCCGCGGGACCGGTGGCCATTGGCCTCGGAAACGATGTACTCGCCGGCGCCCCGGCCTTCGAAAATCGCGGTGTTGCTCATGGAAATCACCTCACTGGCGATAGGGTTACGGGGTGCCCTTGCCGGAGTTCATGCGGGCATAGACGCTCGCGTGGTCCAGCGTGGGGGCACGAGTGGTGGCGGCCGCCTGGGGCACGTGGGTGGTGTCGGTCACACGTGCCTGGTCGACACTGGCGGACATGCTGGCGGCCAGACTGCGCGCCACATCCAGGCTGACCCCGCCCCGGATCAGGTCGGCGGCCATCTGCGGCACGCCGAACTTGGCGCAGGCGTCGGCGATGCCCCGCGCCTCGTCCAGCCGGGCCGTGACGTCGGCAGTCGTCAGGGACGATCTGCGCAACAGGCCCGCGATCAGGTCGGGGTACCCGGCCTTGGCACACATGTCGGCCACGTCGGCGGCGGCCAAGCTGGCAGCGGCCACCTTGACGCCAGAGATGTTGCCTCCGGCGTCAAGCGAAACGATGAACGGCGCGCCGGCGGCCAGGGCGCCGTCTGGCACCCGCGTTGTCAGTTCCGTAATTACCTGGGCCGTGGTGAGGTCGGCCTCACCATCCGACGGGGGCACCGCCGGCGTCGTACCCGGGTTGATCACCCGCGCCCCAGTGGGCGCGGTCTTGGTTTGCAGGGACATAAGAGCCTCCTCAAAAGTGGCGATTTGGTCTGCGAATCCGACGTTGATTGCATCCTGGCCGCGATAGACGGCGGCTTGTGTGGCCTGAACCGCCTCGACCGTCATGCCACGCCCGGCGGCCACGACACGGCAGAAGCGCTCGTACATGCCGTTGATGTCGCCCTGCCACAGGCGTTGCGCTTCGGCGGACAGCGGCTGGCTGGAAATCCCGTCCGGCTTACGGTCGCCCTTGTACAAGACCGTGACATCGAGGCCGGCGGCTTCCAGGGCCTTGCTTTCGTCAACGTGCATGGCGATGACGCCGACGCTGCCGCTGAATCCATCTTCGCTGGTCAGGACGCGGTCGCAGGCCGAGGCGATGGCATAGGCGGCCGAGGTCGCCCGGCTGTTGACCACAGCCCACATCGGCTTGACGCCACGCATCGATCGCAGCCAGTCGGCATAGTCCAGACAGCCGCCGCCTTCCCCACCCATGCTGTCCAGGTCAAAGAGGATGGCTTTGACGTCATCACGCCCGATAGGGGCGTCGCTGGTCATGTCGGCCAGGGACTGATAGCTGCAAACGCCGCTGGGGGCGCTCAGACCAGTACCACGATGAACCAGCTTTCCCAGCACGGGAATGATGGCGACACCGCCAGCCACTTGATAATCGCGGTCATGGGGACATTCGACCGCCGACACGTCGATTTCGGCCCCATCCATCCGGGCATCAGGCCGCAACACAGCCAGGACGGCCCCTGCGGCGGCCCGTTCCATCAAATGCGGGCGGTTCAGCAAGCTGCCCAGGAAAAGCGGGTGGCGCTTCATGATCCCGTCGTCTCCTCATCTGGGTTCGGCTGGGCGGCAGGGTCGCCGTCAACCGGCGCGGTCTTCGCCGGCTGGGCCAGCACCATGGGCTGGATGCCCAGCTTGCGCTCCCGCGCCTGGTCGGCGGCCCGCGCCTGGTCGATCTGGTCGACGTTGTCGCCGCGCTTCGCCACCTCGACGGACCGCGCGGTCAGGCCGGCGGCCATCTCCGCCTGGACGGCCTCGATGTCCTGCTTGGGGTTCAGATAGTCCCAGCGCTGGGGGATCAGCTGATACCGGTATAGGTCCTGCATCCGCACGGACTTCGGCACCCGGAGCGCGCCGGAGGCGATGGCCAGGTCCACCCAGCGATTGATGACGGGGCGCAGGAACTGGAAACCGACCAGGCCATACTGCCATTGACTGGCGCGGCGCTTGAAGGTGTTGAACTGGGCGCGGAAGGTGCGGTCGTTCGCGTTCTTCCAGTCGCCCGTCAACTCCTCGTACAGGACATCGGCCGCTGCCGCGACCTCGCGATAGTTGGCGGCGATGAAGGCTTCATAGTTGCCGCCGACATCGGCCGGCTGAGTGAACTCAACATCTTCGCCCACGTCCAGGTACTGCATGGTCGCGGGCTCCAGCGCCACCTGCGGCAGGCCGCCGAATTCCCGCAACGTCTGCCCCCAGGCCGCCGCCAGGTCGTCCGCGCTCATTTCGCGGGAAGCGTTGCGCTTGATGAAGCCCACCAGCATGGCGACCGTCTTCTTCCGGTCCCGCTCCGCGTCCTGGTAAGAGCCGATGTGGTACAGCGGCGTCATGGCCGCCGCCAGCCACGGCAGGCCGCGCATCTGGCCGATACGGCGCAGGTTATAGAGGTGGAAGACGTCGGCGGCGGGAACGCGGGTCAGCAGGGCGCTGTCCACCGACATGTCCATGTTCATGTCGCCGGGATTGGCCCGGTACATCCAGAAGGCCTGCCGCTGGCCCAACAGGTTCCGCTCGATGCCCTGAACGACCGTGCCGCCCGCGATGGCTGCCGAGTAGTAGAGGGGGACTTGCTCCGTCGGCAGCATCTGGATTTGCAATGGGACTGGTAGGCCGTCGGACAGTTTCCGGGTCCGCATCCGGCCGAAGGATTCCCCGCCCTCGACCATCTCCCCCACCGCCAGGTTTTGCAGGCCGTTGAAGTCCAGCAGCCCATCGGCGTCCGCATAGGGTATCCAGTCGGCGTAGAGTTCGTGGATGGCCTGGTTCAGCTTGGCGTTGCTCAGTGTCCACTGCGGCACGATGCCCGACCCCACGGTGTGGGTCTGGATCAGGCTGGATGCCCGCACCGCGATCGGGTTGTTCCGCGCCAGGTCGCGGGACCTGGCTTGCAGCCGTTGGCCATCCGCCGCCACCACGGCGTTGGGGCCCATCGCCGATGCCCGCCAGCCCCCCAGCCGCCGGCCGACCGACGCGGCCTGGTGCGGGCTGGACGGGGCGCCGGCGGCGCCCCCGGCGGTGAAAGGATCGGCGGCGGACATGGTTGGGGCGCCCCGGAACTGCTCCGCGTAGACGTCCGTGCCTTTGAACCTCACCCTGGTGGTGGCGACCGCCATGCTCAATACCCCGACGACGCGCCGAAGCGGAATGCCCGGCTGCCCGATCCCGAGCCGGCCGGCGCGTTCCGGCGCGCGATCTCGCTGTTCATATCCTGCAGCTGGGCCAGCATGTCGGTGCGGCTGCGGAAGGTGACGTCGCGGCCGTTGACACGGACGCTGTTCGCACCCTGGTCATAGGAATCGCGCAGGTCGTTCCGCCGCTGGACCAGCTGGTCCAGCGTCAGGTCGTCGTACATCGTTGCCATGTCACCGTCCCATGTAGCTGCTGCGGGTTACCCGCCGCCGACCCGGCTCCCGGTCTGTGGACCGCGCCGCCGGCTTGCCCTCCTGAGCTTCCTTCACAGCGCCCAAGACGGCCGCCAGCTTGGCGGCCGTCTCCTCGACCGGGCCGGGGACCGGCTGGGTCGCCACCTTCACGCGGTAGGGCAGCTGGTCCAGCAAGTCGCCCTGCGCGGGGGCTGGACGCCGTCGGGCCGCCAGGGCCGCCCACATCTCCGGGGTCGCCCCCATCTCATCGATCACATGGCTGGCCCAGGCGCGCGCGCCGACCCAGCAGTCGAGCCTGTCGTTGACGCCGCGCTTGTGCCATTCCCGGAAGGGCCGGCCGGCGCGTTCCCCAACCTTCAGGTACTCCGCCGTCAGTTCCTGGAAGAAGGTCAGGTCGCAGGCCCGGTCGAAGTGGGCCAGCCCTGTCCAGGGATTACCCTCCGGGTCCACGGCCTCCTCCGCCGCCCGCATGGTGCGGTTCAGCGCGCCGAAGCACTCCAACTTCATCGGCCAGGTTCCGATGGGCCAGACGTAGACGCTGCCCTCACGCTTTCCGCGCCAGGTGATCGACGCCTTCTTCGCCATGCCGATGGGTGGGTGCATGGCGTTGTTCTCACCGCCCCGACCATCGGTGGCATAGACCCGCTCGTAGCCGCTGCGGCGCATGTCGCGGACAAACTTGTAGACGCGGGGGGTGAGATAGCCGGTGTCCACCCCGAAGGCGTCGATCGGCCAGAACTGGCCGTACTGATCCTCGTACCGTCGGCGGATGCGCTCCGCCAGTTGCGGCCACACCCGGTCGTCGGCGGGTTCCCCCTCGATGGTGCCGCCATCCAGGTGCCAGGACTCCATATTCCGGCCCCAGGCGTAGACGTCCCATTTCAGGGCCGCCCCCTGCACGTCGCAGAAACCGGTGATGAACAAGGCGCCGGGCGGCAGCTTGCGGGCCGGGTAGTCCTCGACCAGCCTGACCAGCTTCTCCGCGTCGGGCGCATCGCCCTTTTCCTCGTACGGCTCCCCCAAGCCCTGCTGGCAGAAGGTCTTTTCCTTATCCGGCTTGCCCTTCGCGGCCAGGTATTCCGAGACGGTGAAATCCCACGACACCTGTTTCGAATAGGCCTGCCAAATCTTGAACGACGGCTGCAGCACCTTCTCCATCCGGGCCTTGCGGGCCAGGTGCCGGGCGATCTGGTCGGGCAGGACGGTCGCGCCGGGCACGTCCTCCGCGCCCTCCCCCGCCTGCGGTGGGCACGTCGCCAGCCAGACGCCCTGGTCCAGCATCGCCTCCTTGTCATCCTTCGTGATCACGCAGCCGTGGGCGGCACAGACGAAGAAGGCGTCATGTGGCTTGGTCTCGCTGGCCCAGCGCAGCTGCTCGAACCGCAGCATCTGGAAGACGCCGCAGTGCGGGCATGGCACGTAGCGCCGGCGCTGGTCACCCGCCTCGAACTTGGCGCTGATGCGGCAATGTCCTTTGATACCCGGGGTCGCGTTCCAATAGCACTTGGCTCCCCGCGTCTCCCGGTAGGCCTTGGTCCTGGCGATGGCCTGGTCCAGAGGGTCGCCACGGCCGCCGACATCGTGCGGCCACTCGGATATCTCCTCACCAATGACCACCCGGTAGGACACCATCTGCAGCGCCTTGGAGCTGCTGGCCGTGGCGACCACCAGATAGCCGCCGCGGAAGCGCTTCATGGAACTGGTGCTGCCGTCCTCATCGCGGCTCTTGAGCGCGCGGACCTTCTCCGACAGCACCGGCGTGGCATCAATGGTCGGCTGCAGCTTGACCCTGACATATTTCTTCTGCTCCTCCAGGCTGGGCAGCAGGGCCAGCATGGCGGATGGGTCCTCATCGATGACCTGGCCTATGAGGTTGACGCCCGCCTCGCTCTTGGCGATCTGGGCTGAACCGACGACCGATACCTCGAACGCCGGATGATCCATCGACAGGACCTGCATAACCTCCACCATGTGGGGGGCATGCCGGTGTTCATACCTGACGTCTTTGCCCAGCGCGTAAGGGCTGCCGCTCTCCGCTGACACCATCCTTTCCTCGGCGGCCCACTGGTCGACCGGTCGCCGCAGCGGCGGCTTGACGCCCTGACCGAACCCAGCCAGCAGCGCCCGCCGGCCGTCGCCCAAGCACGGGAACGTCTCACGCAGCGACATCGGCCAGCAGCTTCTCGACCTTATCCGACAAGGCCTGGCAGACCTCGCGGTCGAACCGGTCGATGATCGCCGCCGCGGCGCGCGCATCCGTCACGCCCAACAGCTCCGCCGCCATACCGGGTACCCGGGCGGAAAGCGCGTCACGCACCATCACGCCCAATTCAAAGCCGCCGTCCTGAAACTCCATGACCGGGGCCAGGGTGCCTTCCCGCTCCATCAGGTCCAGTTCGGCGTTCGACGCTTTGGCCCTGGCTTCGCGCAGACGCTCCGCCCCGAGCAAGCTCTCTTGGGACTCCGTCCGGCCGGCCGGAACGTCGCCGCTGCCGCCCGCTGGGGTGACGCCCCGCGCCACATAGGCCGCCGCCTGTTTCACCGGGTCCAGGTGGTTGCGCCGCACCGCGACCACCTCATCCAGGTCCAGCAGCGGATTGCCCGGCACCCCATAGTCGTGGAACAGGCGCTGTTTCAGCCCACGGCTGATGGTGCTGGCGTTGACGCCCATGCCCATCTCGGTCAGGGCGGCAGCGATCGCGCGCACGCCCATCAGGCGGCGCTGGTCCGTCTGTTCCATGGCGTTGCGTCCCGTTGCATGCTGTTGCGCCTGTTGCACCACCCGTGCAACGCCCGCACTAGAAAATCGACAGGGGCCGAATTACCCGTACGGCCCCTTTGGTCCAGGGGCCCCTGGCGCGCAATATTATTACCCTACGCCCCGACCGCCCCCTACCGGAGGTACTGCCCGATGGCCCGGGACAGTTCCTGGTCGAAGGCCTGCCCAGCCGCCAGTTCGGCGGCGTAGAAGTAGTCGAAGGCGACCTCATAGGACGGCGCCCGGTTGGTGAACACCAGCACCGGCACCACCTTGCCCTTGCTCAGCAGGCGGTACACGGCGATGGGCCGGCCGTTGGGGTTGCCGTGCTGCCTGGCCACGAAGTAGTCCGACAGCTGGACGTGGTTGCCCCGGTTCACCAGTAGCTTGCGCTTCCCCAGCCTCCGGATCGTCTTGGCCGATACGTTGGCCCCGAACGCGTCCAGCAGCCGCAGGCGGGACAGGACCTGGGTGATCTGCCCCCGCGACAGGTTGCCGTAAGCGTCCAGGGTGGCGCCCCGGCCCGGCACGACGAAGGCGTTGTCGCTGACGCCACCCCGGCCCAGCCGCACCTCGAACCGCTTCATGCGCCGCGCGCCGCCCAGGATGGCGGGGGCCAGGTACTTCCAGGCGGGTGTGCCGCCGTTTCCGTCCTTCGGCGCCACCATCGCCTCCAGCCTATCGGGCGTGGCCGGCGTCAGCTTCAGGGAGTTCAGCGTATAGGGCGTGGGCCGGTCGAAGCTGTCCCGCATCTCATGCTGTTCGGCCGCGATCACCGCCTTTCCAGTGCGCGTCAGCGCCACAGCCCCGGCGAAGCGCATGCCCCGTTCGAACCGCTCCAGCGCCTTTATGGCACCATCCACGGATACGTCCGACCGCATGCGCACCCCCTCGAAACGGCAGAGGGCCGGCCCGGTTTCCCGGCCGACCCTCACAGGCGCTTTGATCGCCCATCTCAACAAGTCAAATTTTTCCCGCACGTTGTCAACAGGCTTTCGCAGGGGCACCCGCCAGCCACGGTTCGCGGGGCGTGGGCATGCCGGTGATACGGTGACTGGATAGCCCCAGGCCCACCAGGACGCCGGCCAGGCGGCTGAGGGCATCCCACCACTGGCCATAGACCTCGCGGGCACAGTCGAGTGCTTCGGCCGACAGGCCGGTGTCCACCGCCTGCCGCTGGCCGTCCGGGCCGGCATCAATCAGGAACACGCGCCGCTGCATCATGACGCCGGCCTTATGCCCATGATCGTCGTACCGATAACGGGGTGCGCCGTTGTCCCGGCGCACCACCACGTCCTGCACCGTCGCGCCAGGCATCCAATCGGGATCGGCACCCGTCCGCCCATGGAGGAGCACCAGGCCTTGCTGTATGGGCGTCAGGGCCGTCCGTACCGCCTCATGCACCGCCTCTGCATCAGGGTGCAGTTCACCAGAAGGTGTGCCCATCTGGTCGACGCGGCACCCCAGTTCCGAGATGTGGCTGCCGCTCCCGTCCGTCGTCCGCTTGAACACCGCGATGCCGGCCGCGACCCGTTCCAGGTCGAACAGCCCCACGCCCCGGTCCACCACCATGTCCGCCCGCTGGACCCGATAGGTCCATTCCACCAGCCGCGCCACGTCGATCGATTTCATCGCCATTCTCAGAAGCCCTCACCAAACAGGGACGCCGTATCGCCGGCCGCGCCCTCCGCCGGATTGTCCAGGGATGCCGCCCGCCAGCGGCCAAGGTGGGCTTGGTCAGGACCGATGCCATGGAGGCGGGCGCAGACCTTGCCGGGCCCTGCGCCGCAGGCGGGACAGGCATAGCGGCTGACGACCTGGGCGGTGGAGAGGGGAACGCCAAACGGCGTCCGGCGTGTGGTGGGCCGCGCCATTGCCTCAAGCCCCCCTGCCAAGCCCAGCCACGGTGCCGCTGGCCGCGCCGGCCGGCAATCCGGGCACCACCCCCAACGCCGCCACCACGGCGGCATCGACCAAGCCCCGCTGAACCATGGCCCGCAGGTCCTGGACCGGCCAGGTCTTGGCCTGGGCCAAGGCGACACTGCCGCCACGGGCCAGAACCTGGGCCCGATTGAGCAACAGGCTGTCTTCCGCCGACAGGGGGATATAAGGGGGTAAATTATGGTTTACTGGTTTAGTTGGTGCTGCTGAACCAACAGCAGCACCAACAGCAGTTTGAACAGCCGTTGGCGGTGTTTCATTGCATTTCAACGCATTAGCCTCGGAAAACTCCCCTTCACACACCCCACTGCCGCCGCCGCCATGAACGTCCGGTTTTTCCGCAGAAATCTCGGACTTTTCTTCGACTTTTTCGGCCGCTTCCGGGCCGCCGGACACCGCCGCCGGCGGTGACTTCGTACCCCTGGCCTTGCGGCTCTGCCCGCTGGCCCGACCACCGGCGGACTTGCCGGCGAGCGACTTTGCCACCCGGGCCAGTTCATCGCGGCACCGGCCGTTGGTGACGCGTCCGTCCAGCACCTCGATCAGCCCCCGATCGATCAGCTCCGCCTTGATGCGCCGCCAACGGTTACCGGCCTTGGTCACGCGGGCCACTTCGGAATCCCGGTCGGGCACCCGGTCACCAGTGGCGTAGATATGATCCTGGAGCCGCCGCCAGACCAACTCCACCATCGGGTCCATGAATTCCGTGCGCGCCAGTTCATCCTTCGGACAGCGCATGATGAACAGCGCCTTTTCTTCAGCGTCCATCACGCATCCCCCTCGGTGCAGGCCGTCCAAGCGGCAACGAGCCCGCTGGTGACGAACTCCAGGCTTGGCGCGAACGGCCAAGGCCATACCAGCCCAACGCTGGCCAATATCTCGGCATAGGTCATCCCCATCCCCACGGCGTAAAAAATGTGCTCCAGCGCCACTTCCCGGGCACCGGCTCCATAGACGGGCTCATGCGGAACAAGCGTTCGAACGCTTGCCATCTTCCCCACGATCACCCCCCGCCCGGTGAAGCGTTCGAACGTTTCACCGGACGCCGATAGCTATTTTCCGTATACCCGAAAAATGTCTTGCCATGCCGACTTATCGGGTATACAAAAAAGCCATGAACATCACCTTCGACCCGGCCAAGAACGCCACCAACCTCGCCAAGCACGGCCTGCCGCTCAGCGCCGCCGTCGACATGGACCTGGCCGTCGCGCTGATCCGGGTGGATGACCGGGCCGACTATGGCGAGACGCGGTATGAGGCCATTGGCCCGCTGAACGGCCGGGTCTGCGTCCTGGTGTTCACCGTCCGGGACCAGGTGGTCCGCGTCATCAGCCTGCGCAAGGCGAACAGCAGAGAGGTCAAGCGCTATGCCCAGCACCCGTAAGCCCAGGGCGGCCAAGGCCGCCGTCACCACCCCCACGCCGGAGGAGGATGTGGCCATCACCGCCGGAATCGCCGCCGATCCCGACGCCCGGGAATGGACGGACGAGGACTTCGCCCAGGCCCGCCCCGCCGCCGAGGCCCTGCCCGCCGCCGTGCTGGCGGCGTTCGAGGGCGCCCGCAAGCGCGGCCGGCCCATTGCCGCCAACCCCAAGGTGAAGGTGATGCTGCGCCTGGACCCTGACGTGGTGGAGGCGTTCCGCGCCACCGGGCCGGGGTGGCAGACGCGCATGAACGACGCCCTGCGCGCCGCCGCCCCCAAGCCGCCGGCCGCGTAATCCCTGGCAACCAAAGCGTTCGAACGCTTTGCGCCGGACGACCCATCAGGGGCCTGGGCGTCCATGTCCGCCACCAGCCCAGCCGGATTGGTGGCGAACGCGCCAGGATCGACGGTAGCCATCATTCCGCCGCCACGGCCGGCCCGGCCGTCAGCAAGTCGAACAGCGTGGGCATGCCGAATTCCTTTTCGGCGGCCCGGCAGTAATGGGCGCCGTCCAGGAAGTAGGTCGGGTTGAGTTCCACGCCGCGTCCCAGCCGCCCCAAGGCCACGGCGCGGGACGGCACGGTCATCAGGCCGCCGAACGGATCGAACACCCACTCTCCCGGGTTGCTGTAGCGTTGGATCAGCCGGTCGACGATGTCGATCTGGAAGGGACAGACGTGCTGCTCGACGGCGCGGCGTGATTGCTCGCTGTTCAGCGTCTTCATCCGGATGATGTCGTGCCAGACGGCCGGGTGGGCGCTGCCGGGTGCCAGGGCCATGAAGGTGCTGGGCAGCTTGCCCTGGAGTTCCAGCGCCTCCCCGATCTTGACGTGGAAGTCATAGTCGTAGACGCGCTCGAGGCTGAGCTTGGTGAAGGCCGTGGCCAGCTTGGCCGGCCCCAGCGCGGCCAGTTCCTGTACCGTCAGGGACCGGTCGCCACTGGACCGCCAGAACGCGTGGGCGTCGACCTGCCAGCGGGCCAGGCTGTAATCCTCAACCGTCTTCTCCACCCGCTCATCGGCGTAACTAAGGGACCGGTCGCTTTGCGGCTTGCGCATCAGCAGGATTAAGGGGGGCAGCCGACACCCATC